TAGTGGAACGTGGTGACACTGGAAACTTTTTAAACTTACCTTACCACAATCAAATGAAAGGACTACGTTATGCTATCAATGATAAAGGCGAAGGTTGTGAGTTGGAAGAATTTTATCAGCTCTATGATCTTTACAGTTGTACAAAAAAAGAAGTCGAAGAAATTAAAACAGAAGAAAAAAAGATAGAAGAAGCATTTCCAGGTGGACCTCCTTGCTTAAATAAATTGGCAGCAATTGGTTTTGGTGAGGGGTCTAGAAATAATGCATTGTTTAGTATTGCAGTATATTACAAACAAGCTAATCCGGATACTTGGGAAGATGAAATTGTAAAAGCAAATATAGAATATATGGAACCTCCTTTAAACAACAGTGAGGTACAGCAATTAATTAAATCAGTTAACAGAAAAGGTTATGACAAGTATAGATGTAAAGATGCACCTATAAATTCTGTATGTCAATCTGGTTTATGTAGAACAAAAAGATTTGGTGTAGGTTTTGGAGAAGAAGAAATGCCAGTGATTGGAACTTTAACTAAGTATGCATCCACACCACCGCAATGGTTTTTAGATGTAGATAAAACTAGAATAGAATTAAAATCAGAACAACTTTATAATCCAGGGATGTTTGCGTTAGCATGTTTAGATCAAGCTAACTTAATTGTACCGGTACCTAAACCTAAAGATTGGAAACAACATTTTTTAAAACCAATGATGACGGGACTACAAGAAGTAGAACCTTTAGAATCTTTAAATCCTATGAATGAAATTACAGGACTCTTGCAAGATTGGACTACCAATAGACAGAGTGCTAGAACTATGGATGATGTATTTAACAAACTTCCATATACTTCAGAAGGTTTTACTTATTTTAGAATGGAAGACTTCTTTAATTTTTGTAAAAGAAATAATTGGGACAAAGATAAAAATCAAACAGGTAATTTATTAAAACAATTAGAAGTGTTTGTTGAGGAATCTAGATTTAGAGTTAAGAAACAACAACCTAGATTAATTAAAATAAAAACTATGAAACAATTAGATGTTGGTATTTCTAAAGTAGAATATCAGGAGGAACATTTTTAATGGTAGCAAGAATGGATTTATTAACAATAACGTTTTGGACAGCACTTTACATATGGGTAACATTTTTATGAAATACGGTATAACTAAAAAACAATTAAAACTTTTTAATTTTCTTAAAGATTATATTAAAAAAAATATCACATCTCCTTCTTATGATGAGATGATGGTAGCATTGGATTTAAATTCTAAATGTACTATTTCAGCAAAATTAAAACAATTAGAAGAAAGAGGATGGATAGAAAAAATGAATGGTAAAAATAGAAGTATAAGAGTTATAGATTAATGAAAACAATAATATTAGGACCACCAGGAACCGGTAAAACAACTACATTATTAAATTTAGTTGATGAATTTATACAACAAGGAGTTAGACCTAAACAAATTGGGTACTTTTCGTTTACTAAAAAAGCCGCTACAGAGGCCGCTAATAGAGCAGCAGAGAAGTTTAATTTAGATATAGAGAACGATTTATCTAATTTTAGAACTCTACACTCATTAGCTTTTAGAAATTTAGGTATGACTAAAGAAAAAATGATGAAACCAGAGGACTATAAGGAATTTGGGCAGAAATGTGGCATACCTATTAAGACAGCTTCATATTCATCTGAAGATGGTACATTTAATTCAGACAATGAATACTTAACTATTATTAATACAGCACGTGTTAAACGTATGGACTTGATGGAATACTATGATTCAAGACAAAATATTTTAGATATAGAGAGAGGAACTCTATTCTTATTAGCAGAAGAATTAAACAGATTTAAAAAAGAAAAAGGTTTAAAAGATTTTACAGATCTATTGGAAGATTTTATAGCAAAGTCATTACCAGGAAGTTTAGAAGTATTGTTCATTGATGAAGCACAAGATTTATCTTTGATACAATGGGAAATGGTTAGACATCTTTGGAAGTATGCAAAGAAAACTTACATTGCAGGCGATGATGACCAAGCAATATTTAAATGGGCCGGAGCTGATGTAGATCACTTCATAGCATTAAAAGAAGAAGTTAATGACATCAAAGTATTAGATCAATCTTATCGTATTCCAGGTGGTCCTATTCATGAACTATCACAAAAAATAATAAACAAAGTACAGAATAGATTTGAGAAAGAATATAAACCTAGAGATGAAGTAGGATTATTAAAAAGATATTCAGACATTACTCAAGTTGATATGAGTGAGGGAAATTGGTTAGTGTTATCTTCTGCAAACTATTTTCTAGATGGTGCTAAAGAACTATGCGAGATGCAAGGGTGGTACTATCAATACAAAGGTTTTAATTCAATCTCTTTAAAATTATTATTAGCTCTAAACAATTGGGAGAACTGGCGTAAGGGTGAATTATTAAATCATTTAGAGATTAAAAATATTTATGAGTACTTAGGATCTAATGTATCTATGGGTTTTCAAAAAGGTAAAACATTAAATTCAGATATAAAATATTCGATGAAAGAGTGTCAAGAGCAACAAGGACTACTAACTAATAAAGTTTGGTATGATTCTTTTGAAGGACTAGACAACATGACAGAGAACTACATTCGTAACATGAGGGCGAATGGAGAAGCTATAAATAAAAATCCTCGTATAACAATGTCAACTATACATGGAGCTAAAGGAGGAGAAGCCGATAAAGTTTTAATTATGCAAGATATAACAAATGCAGCGTTGGAGACGTTCAGTCATGACCCGGATGAATTACATAGATTATTTTATACCGGAGCAACGAGAGCGAAGCGTGAATTACATGTGTTAGATCCAAGAAACTTTGATAGGGCTTATATATTATGAAATCATTAATTAAACAAGTAGGAGGAGATCATTACAAAAAAATGGTTATCCAACCAGCAGAATTTATAAACAAAAACAAGTTGCTTTTTGCAGAAGGCAACGCTATAAAATATATCTGTAGACACAATCACAAAGGGGGAGAAGAAGACGTGAAGAAAGCTATACACTATTTAGAAATGATATTAGAAAGGGACTACTCATGAGAAATACACAAATGCCATTGTTTGCACCTGAAACTGAATGGGTTGCACCAGAAGAATTAAAAGATTTATCAGGCGTTAAAGAAGTTGCCATAGATTTAGAAACATATGATCCACATTTAATGACCCAAGGGTCAGGTAGTGTTGTTGGAAAAGGCCACATTGCTGGCGTTGCGGTAGCCATAGAAGGCTGGTCCGGATATTATCCGATTGGACACGAGGGTGGTGGAAATATGGATAGAAAGTTAGTTTTACAGTGGGTCCAAGATTTAGTTAACCAAGAGAAAACTACATTTATATTTCACAATGCGATGTATGATGTTTGTTGGCTGCGGAACGCGGGTATCAATATTAGAGGACACATTGTTGACACAATGATTGCAGCTTCTTTGATTGATGAGAATAGAATGTCTTATGCATTAAATACTTTAGCAAAACATTATGTAGGACTTGGTAAAGATGAAAAAGTTTTACAAGAAGCAGCTAAGAGTTATGATCTTAATCCTAAAGCAGATATGTGGAAACTTCCTGCAATGTATGTAGGAGAATATGCTGAACGTGATGCAGAAGCTACCTTAAAATTATGGCAAAGATTAAGTGTAGAACTTCGTAACCAAGAACTTATGGATGTATTTAATTTAGAAACTAAATTATTTCCTTGTCTAGTAGACATGAGATTCAAAGGTGTAAGAGTTGATCTTGAACATGCAGCTAATTTAAAGAAAAATTTAATTGTTAGAGAGAACAAAATACTTAGTAAAATCAAAGAGTTAACCGGTATTAATGTAGAAATACATGCAGCAAGAAGTATCGCTAAAGCATTTGACAAATTGAAATTACCTTATGATAGAACTGAAAAAAGTAATGAGCCAAGTTTTACTAAAAACTTTTTACAAAATCATCCGCATGAGTTAGCAAGATCAATTGCAGATGCAAGAGAGATTAATAAAGCTCATACAACTTTTATAGATTCTATTACAAAGCATTCTTCTAATGGTAGAATTCATGCAGATATAAATCAAATAAGATCAGATCAAGGTGGGACCGTCACTGGTAGATTCTCTATGAGCAATCCAAACTTACAGCAGATTCCAGCGAGGCACCCGGAGCTCGGA